GAAGTCGCTGCCGGTAAGCCGGTCAAGCAGGCCGTGGCCATTGCGTATTCAGTCAAACGTGAAGCAAAACCCATGTCGAAAGGAAAGAAATGAAATCCACAACTGAGCAAATCAACAAAATTGTTTCACGTGAGCCCAAAGTTCAAAACGGTGGGATGCCCAGCCGCAACATTGAAACACATTCGCCAACGGCCAACTGTTACGCCACCATTCCCAGTGGCAACAACGTCAAGGCTACGGTCAATAAAGTACTGAGCAAAATTAAATAATGGCAGATTACACAGGCATCGCCGCTGCTGGTGCAGTTTCCAACGGTGGGTCGGCAAAAGACAAAAGCAGCTCAGATGTGCTGGCAACTGCTCGCTCTCGTTTGAACTTGGCCATCGACGCGCTGTCTGAGTCCCGCGAAGATGAAATCGACGACCTGAAGTTCTACGCTGGCTCGCCCGACAACCACTGGCAATGGCCAGCGGATGTACTGGCCACCCGTGGTGCTGTGCAGGGTCAGACCATTAACGCCAGGCCGTGTCTGACAATCAACAAGCTGCCCCAGCACGTAAGGCAAGTCACCAATGACCAACGGCAAAACCGCCCAAGTGGCAAAGTTATTCCAGCCGATGACCACGCAGACATTGAAGTCGCAGAAATCTTCAACGGCATGGTCAGACACATTGAGTACATCAGCGACGCCGACGTCGCGTACGATACTGCGTGTGAAAACCAAGTCTCCTACGGCGAAGGCTACATCCGCATCCTGACCGAGTACCTTGACGCAAACACGTTTGACCAAGACATCAAGATTGGCCGTGTTCGCAACAGCTTTTCGGTGTACATGGACCCAACGATTCAAGACCCCACTGGCGCAGATGCCAAGTGGTGTTTTGTAAGTGAAGACATCATGCGTTCTGACTACGAGCGCATGTACCCCGACTCTGCGCCCATCACCACATTGCAATCTTTGGGTGTGGGCGACCAAAATTTGAGCCAATGGCTCACCGAAGATACTATTCGCGTTGCTGATTATTACTACGTAGACTACGACAGAGCAACGCTTAACCTGTACCCTGGCAACGTGACCGCATTTGATGGCACCCCAGAGGACAAACAACTGAAAGCGATTTATGGCAAGCCTAAAAAATCTCGTGAATCGGATCGTGTCAAGATTAAATACTGCAAGATTAACGGTTATGAAATTCTTGAAGAACGCGATTGGGCGGGGAAATACATCCCCATAGTCCGGATTGTTGGCAACGAATTTGAAGTTGATGGCCGATTGTACGTGTCTGGCCTTGTGCGTAACGCCAAGGACGCCCAGCGCATGTACAACTATTGGGTGAGCCAAGAGGCAGAGATGCTGGCCTTGGCCCCCAAAGCACCGTTTATTGGCTACGGCGGCCAGTTTGAAGGGTATGAGAACCAATGGAAAACAGCAAATACGACCAATTGGCCGTATTTGGAGGTCAATCCAGACGTTACAGACGGCGCAGGCTCAATTCTGCCACTACCCCAGCGGGCACAGCCTCCAATGGCCTCCAGCGGGCTGTTGCAGGCCAAAGCGGGCGCATCTGAGGACATTAAGTCCACAACCGGCCAATACGACGCAAGTTTGGGTATGCGAAGCAACGAACGCAGCGGTAAAGCCATTTTGGCTCGTCAGCGCGAAGGCGACGTGGGCACATACCATTACGGCGACAATTTGGCCCGTGGTGTGCGTCACATTGTGCGCCAGCTTGTTGATTTGATCCCCAAGGTGTACGACACACAGCGCGTGGCTCGCATCATTGGCATGGACGGCGAAACCAAGATGGTCAAGCTGAACCCTGACCAACCGGAAGCAGTCCGCAAGATCACCGATCAGAACAATCCTGACGTGGTGATTGAGAAAATCTACAACCCCAACGTCGGCAAATACGACGTGGTGGTGGCTACTGGCCCAGGCTACGCAACCAAGCGCCAAGAGGCACTTGAAGCAATGGCCCAACTGTTGCAGGGCAACCCGCAACTGTGGGCGGTGGCCGGTGATCTGTTCATTAAGAACATGGATTGGCCAGGCGCTCAGGAAATGTCCAAACGGTTTGCCAAGACCATTGATCCTAAACTCATGTCTGAAAATGACAAGCCACCAGAGTTGCAAGCAGCCGAGCAGCAGATTCAGGCGATGGGTCAAGAGATGGAGCAGATGCACCAGATGATCACCAATGTCGGCAAGTCCATCGAGATGCAAGACATGGAGCGCAAAGACTTTGAAGCACAGGTCAAGGCATACGAAGCCGAAACCAAGCGGATCGCTGCGGTGCAGGCTAGTATGTCACCGGAACAAATTCAAGACATTGTGCTGGGCACCGTGCACGGCATGATTACTTCCGGCGATCTGGTCAGCGAAATGCCTGGGCGTGAACCCAATGAGATGATGAATGAACAAGCTGAATATGCGCCGCCTCAAGGCGGTATGCCACCACAAGGAATGCCCCAATGATGTACAAGGCCGCTGATTTCGTAGGGATGCTATTCCTTGCCCGTGATGTGGCGCACAGCGTCCACCTCAATACCCGCAGCTATTCCAAGCACGTGGCACTCAACACGTTCTATGACAGCATCATTGACCATGCAGATGCGTTTGCGGAAGCCTACCAAGGCCGTCACGGCTTGATGGGGCCAATCACGTTGCACTCAGCCACCAAGACGGCCAATATCATTGATTTCCTGCAAGGGCAATTGGATGATATTGAAAAATGCCGTTATGAAGTGGTGGACAAGTCTGACTCATCATTACAGCAATTGATTGATAATATCGTTGAGCTGTATCTCACAACCCTCTACAAACTCCGCTTTTTGGCGTAAGGAAACATCATGGCAAACTACATGCAATTGGCCGCGACCAAACAAGTCAAAGTTGGTGCTGGCAAACTTTTCGGTATTTTCGTGTCGGCAACTTCAAGCGGCACATTGGTCATTTATGACTCAGGCGCAGCTAGCACCGGTGACCCCAAGATTTCCGACACCATTACTGTAGCCGCAGGCACAACGTACTTGAACATTCCTGCGGGTCTGTATTTCAACAAAGGGCTGTACATAGTTCTTGGCGGCACATCAGCTTCGTTTACTGTTGCTTACGAATAAAAGGTAAATCATGGCCGTCTTTCTCTCCCCAGTGGGCGGCGCAGCGGCCCAATTCTTTACCAACAGTGGTGTTCCTTTAACTGGCGGCAAGCTGTATACCTATGCAGCCGGTACAACAACACCACAAGCCACTTACACATCGTCTAGTGGTGGAACAGCTCACGCCAACCCAATCATTTTGGATTCCGCAGGCCGAGTGCCTGGGGGTGAAATTTGGCTAAGTGCTTTGCCATATAAATTTGTTTTAAATACATCAACAGACGTTTTAATCGCAACGTATGACAATATTTCTGGTATTGGTGCAGCGTCATACCAAGTACAAAATTTTACCGGTACAGGTTCACAAGTCGTATTTACATTGAGCACTGCTTCGCTTGGCGAAAACTATACGTTTGTGTATATCAACGGCGTGTATCAACAAAAGAATACATATACCGTGTCAGGCACAACTGTGACATTCTCAACAGCACCGCCTTACACAGCGTCTATTGAAGTAATGTACAACTGAGCATGGCTAACAGCAAAATCTCCGCGCTAACATCAGCGACTACGCCGTTGGCGGGTACGGAGATTTTGCCTGTTGTTCAATCAAGCGCCACCACTCAGGTATCTGTTGCTAACTTAACTGCTGGCAGATCGGTTAGTGGTTCTAATTTTGTAGTGACAAGTTCAACAATCCCTGCAAATGGCGTATATCTTCCAGCCGCCAATTCTGTAGGCATCGCTACAAATTCTGCTTTAAGAGCAACATTTGATGCAACTGGACAACTTGGTATCGGTACAGTTCCAGCGGCTAAACTTCATGTGGTTAGTACAGTTGCCGAAGTTGTTAGATTAGAAAGAACTGCAACAGATGTATGGCGATTTTCGTTAAGCGCAGGGGCGTTCTTATTTACTGACGTAACAGCCGCATCTGAACGGTGGCGTGTTGATTCTAGTGGTACATTTATTTGGCGACAGTCATCAAATCAAACTGTTACATCAGTATCGTTTAACACAACGATTGCAAATGCACTAACTCTTAGTTCAGCAGGAAATTTAACTGTTAATAGTCCTGCGGGTATAGGATACGGTACAGGTGCTGGCGGCACAGTCACACAAGCTACATCACGAGTCACTGGTGTAACGCTTAACAAACCTACAGGCTCTATCACGCTTGTATCTGCGGCGGGGCTTGCAACTTTTCAAAGTTTCACAGTCACCAATTCAACTGTTGCAGCTACTGATGTTGTTCATGTAACGCAAAAATCAGGTACTGATTTGTATCAGATATTTGTCACGGCTACCGCTGCGGGTAGCTTTCGGATAACATTTGCTACAACAGGCGGCGTAACAATTGAACAACCAGTGTTCAATTTTGCTGTCATCAAAGGAGTAACCGCATGAGTTATCTTGCTACTGTAAGCCATGACACACAATCCAACACGTTGGAAGCTACTTGGCTTGAACTTGTTGGAGAAGAACTTAAACGTACAAAATGCCGTAGTTATTCCGCAGATCAAAAAGATGAATTTTTGTCTGATTGCGGCGATGACGGATTGAAATATATAACTTTAGCAGGGTGGTAAATCATGGCTTTAACAAAAGCATCTTATTCAATGATTACTGGCGCACCAGTAAACGTTAAAGATTTTGGCGCAGTAGGTGATGGCGTAACAGATGACAGTGCTGCATTTCAAGCTGCTGTTGCAACTTTAACAAGTGCTGGCGGCAAAATGATATTTGTCCCAAAAGGGGTGTATGTAACTTCTTTTGAACTTGGCTATGGTCAACAAATCGTAGGTGAAAGCGCAAGGGGTTCAACTTTATTAAAGCCACCAGTAGGCGCAACGTATGTCATCACAATTAAGGCAACGGTAAGCGCAAGGCAGAATTGTCAGATTCGTAACATGACAATCTATAACCCAGGCGCAGTTGCTAATTGCGATGGCATCTATTTTAATAGCGCCAGTGTTAGCAATATTAACGATAGCCATTTGATTGAAAATGTATTTATAAGTGATTTTAGGTATGGAATTTATGTTACGGGAAGACAGATTCTTTGCCGATATTTAGGCGTAGAAATCTATACTTGTACCAAAGGAATGTACGTTGTTTCAGACGCATCAAATTACTCATACAACCTAAACTATTTTGAATCGTGTCGATTTATTTCTTGCACTCAAGAAGGCGTAAGAATCACTGGGTACAACATTGCAAATAAATTTGTTAACTGTAACATTGAAGGCAATAATACAAGTGCTGTTGCTGGAACTGCTGGTTTTTATATTGAAGATGCGGAAGGCTTATTTTTAGATAACCCTTATTTTGAAGCAAATGGTTCGGCTGTTGTTGTAGATACCGTAAACCCGTTAAGCAACAGCATTGGTTTGTATTTAACTGGCGCACGGTGTTTTAATGTTCGGGTAACTAATGGTTGGATGGTTCAATCAGGAACAATAATTGCTGTAAACGTGTCATCGGGAATTATTGGTGGTGAAATTTCTGGTATTCGATTTGCCCCTAATTCTGGTGGCTTTGATGTTTATGTTGGCGATAAATTAAACGGCATCAACGGGCAGCCAATTATTATTGACTCCAACAATTATTTCTCTGGGCAGTTAAAGATTCTTTCATCCGCCTCTGGTTTAACTGCTGGTGCTGTTCGTCAAACTGCGGCTACTCAATTTATTGCAGCCGCAACTACGATAGATTTGCGTGCGGCTAACAAATTCGCAACATTTAATGCAACAGGATTTAACCTTATAAATATTACAAATCGTTTTCCTGGCATGACCATGATGGTAAGTAATATTGGGGCTGGCACAGTAACCATTGATGCGTCTTTAATGAGCAGTGGTGTTGCTTCAAGTCTTGCCGCAAACGTATCAAAACAATACTTGGTTTTGGGGTATGGCAGTATTGGTAAGTTTGTAGAGATTTGAAAAACATTGTAAATTCAAGCATAATGCTGAAAACCGTACTGGTGCGATCACCAGGGAATCATTGAGATTCAAAAATGACTGAAGAAGTCCAACAACCCTTAGCGGAAGTCGACTCCGCGCCAGCTCCAGAAGTGACGGCCACTCAGGAAGCTAACCAAACGCCGGAAGTCGCTGATGAAGCAAAAGAGCAATCAAGGGTTTTTACCCAAGAAGAACTCGATGCAGCAATCGGCAAAAGGCTTGCAAGAGAGCAACGTAAGTGGGAAAGAGAGCAGACCCAACGTCAGGCGGAAGCCCAGACGCTGAGAGCGCCAGCAAACGTCCCGCCGGTCGATCAGTTTGAAAGTTCTGAAGCCTATGCAGACGCATTGGCTTACCAGAAAGCTGAACAACTGTTAGCCCAGCGAGAAGAAGCAAGGCAGCAATCTGCAATTCTTGAGACCTACCACGAAAAGGAAGAGGAAGCTCGGACGAAGTACGACGATTTTGAACAAGTCGCCTACAACCCCAAGCTGCCAATCACCAACGTGATGGCTCAGACGATCCAAGCCTCGGACATTGGCCCTGAAGTAGCTTACTACCTCGGCGCTAACCCCAAGGAAGCAGATCGTATTTCTCGTCTTGCGCCATTCGTGCAGGCCAAGGAAATTGGGAGAATTGAGGCCAAGTTGGCCACCGATCCTCCCGTGAAACGAACCACGTCTGCGCCAGCACCGATTTCGCCTGTTACAGCTCGCTCCACCGGAGGCCCAGCTTATGACACTACTGATCCACGGTCTACCAAGACCATGACCGATTCGCAGTGGATTGAAGCTGAACGAGCAAGACAACGGAAGAAGTGGGAAGCACAAGCCAACCGCTAATTTTTTAAAGGATTTTTTCCATGTCTAATAGTATCTTAACGATCGACATGATCACCCGAAAAGCTCTCGAGATTCTCGAGAACAACCTGGTGCTCACCCGAAACGTGAACCGTCAGTACGACGACAGCTTTGCTGTTGAAGGTGCCAAGATTGGTTCTACCCTGCGTATTCGCCTGCCTGACCGCGCTCTGGTCACTGACGGTGCCGCCCTGCAAGTTCAGGACGACAACGAACAGTACACCACTCTGTCAGTTGCTTCACAAAAGCATATTGGCGTGAACTTCACATCTGCTGAATTGACCATGCAATTGGACGACTTCGCAGAACGTGTTCTCAAGCCTCGTATCAGCCAGTTGGCCTCCAGCATTGATGCTGACGTTGCCAATGCGTACAAAACCATCGGTAACACCGTTGGCACCCCAGGCACCACTCCTTCTACTTCTTTGGTGCTGTTGCAAGCCCAGCAGAAGCTGAATGAAAACGCTGCTGTGATGTCACCCCGCTATGCAACAGTTAACCCCGCTGCAAACGCTGGTCTGGTTGAAGGCATGAAAGGTCTGTTTAACCCGACCGATACTGTCAGCAAACAATTCCGCAACGGCATGATGGGCACCGGCGTGTTGGGCTTCGATGAAGTCAATATGTCTCAGTCAATCAAAGCGCACACTTGCGGTAGCCGCGATGCAACTGCTGCCACCACTGTGAAAACCACTGTGGCCACTCAAGGTCAAGCGACTATTGTGTTGACTCAAGGTTCTGTGGTTACCACCATTGCTGCTGGCGACGTGTTTACCGTTGCTGACTGTTATGCTGTGAATCCACAGACTCGTGAAACAACCGGCTCATTGTTCCAATTTGTTGCTTTGTCTGCTGCTACCGCAGTGGCAGGTGATTGGACTGTGACTGTTGCTCCGATTTACACATCAGCACACGCTTTGGCTACTGTTGACAGCTTCCCCACCGCCGCTAAAACAGTGACTTTTGTGGGTACAGCTTCCACTCAGTACGCTCAAAACTTGGTCTACCACAAAGATGCGATCACTTTTGCGACCGCCGATTTGTTGCTGCCCCAAGGTGTTGATATGGCTGCTCGCGCTGTTCATAACGGTATCAGCTTGCGCGTTGTTCGTCAATACGACATCAGCAACGACCGTATGCCTTGCCGTATTGACGTACTGTATGGCTACAGCACAATCCGTCCACAAATGGCCTGCCGCATCTGGGGCTAAACCATGCCAAACACCAAAGCAGTAGGTGTTGCCTATTCCGACCCTCAGTTGGACGCGGCAATCATCGGTAACACTAAAGCCTCTGGTGGCACAGTAGGGTTTTATGGGACTACACCTGTTACACAACGGGCTGCTGCTATTCAGGCAGCGTCTGTTGTGTCGGTGGCATCTTATATTTCTGTGTCCACAAATTTGGCGGCTTGGGCCGCTGAAGTCAACGCTACTCTCACCGGCCTCGGCCTGTGGAAGGGCGGAGCTTAATTTTTCTAAAGGATATTTATCATGGCACTTCCAAAAATTGGTGATGGCGAACAAGTTGGTGATGGCAATACCGGCGAAGTTCTGAACGTAGGCCGTACTGGCCAATCGTTGCAAATTGGTGGCGCGTCCACCACAACGATTGGTGTTTACGGCGCAACCCCTGTGGTACAACGCGCAGCGGCTATTCAAGCTGCTTCTGTTGTGTCAGTTGCTTCCTACATTTCCGTGTCCACAAACCTGTCAGTTTTCTGCGCCGAAGTCGCAGCTTGCTTGACCGGTCTGGGTCTGTGGAAAGGTGCAGCTTAATGAAGGAAGGGTCGCTACTGCACGTTGGGTGTGGTGGTGACCCTATTCCCGAATGGGCTGTAGGTCGCTACAAAGAAGTCAGGCTGGATATTTCTCCAAATAACCAACCTGACATTCTTGCTAGCATGGCCGACATGGGAGATATTGGCACCTACGACGCCATTCATTGTTCCCACGCGCTTGAGCATCTTGTACCCCATGAGGGAGACGCTGCATTGCGTGAATTTGTACGAGTATTGAACCCTGAAGGGTTTGCTCTTATTTTTGTTCCTGACCTTGAAGATGTCAGGGCTACTGAAGAACCACTTTACATCGCGCCTTGTGGGCCGGTAACTGGTTTGGATTTGATGTATGGCTTGCGCCAATTATTGCCTTCGATGCCATATATGGCGCACCGAAATGGTTTTGTCTCCCAAACTTTGCACGATGCCTGCATGGCTGCTGGATTCAGCAAAGTTACTGTTAAACGTCTCGAAAACTATAACCTCATGGCGGTCGCCCAAAAATGAAAGTTGTTTTTTGTCTCCCTACTGTTAAACGTCCATACCAGCAATGCTTGGACAGCCTTGAGGCATCTTTGCCTTTGCTAGCCGCACATGGCTGGGAAGAAGGCATGGTCAACGAGGTGGGCAACCCTTACATTTCAGCAGCTCGCGCAACCATGCTTAGAAAAGCCTTGGACGCCAAGGCTGACGTGATTGTGTTCATTGACCATGACATCTCTTGGCGACCGGCTGATTTGATCAAACTGATTGAGACTGAAGGCGACGTGGTGGCCGGTACATACCGGTTTAAGGCTGATGAAGTTAGTTACATGGGCACAATTCACAGTACGCCAGAAGGCACACCCATGACCCGCGCCGACGGCTGCATCAAGGCCAGAATGGTGCCTGCCGGTTTTTTAAAAATTACCAAGGAAGCGGTGGACAAGTTTATGACTGCCCATCCTGAGCTTTGCTACGGTGAAAAATACCGCATGAGTGTTGATTTGTTCAACCACGGCGCTCACGAAGGGTTGTGGTGGGGCGAGGATTACGCCTTTTCCCGCCGGTGGGAAGCACTTGGCGGCGACATCTGGTTGGTGCCAGATTTGCAGTTGGATCATCATTCTCAAGACAAGTCTTACCTTGGAAACTTCCATACTTTTTTGCGTCAACAACCTGGAGGCGACTTATGGTCATCTACTTAAAACACCCCAAGCACGGCACCAAAGTCGCTATCTGTGATATGGAGGCTGTAGCAGATGAAAAAAATGGCTGGACAAGGTATACTTTAGCCACGCTGTCTGAAGAAGCGGCTCCTGTTACAAATGAACTGGAAGTCAAACGTCGTCGTGCCCGACCCAGTTTTGAGGCGGCAGAACAAGGAGCGTAAACATGGCCACCTATACCGCTGGCGATCAGATCAATAGAGCGTTGCGATTGCTTGGCGTACTGGCTGAAGGTGAAACACCTTCCGCGTCCGTATCTCAAGACGCGCTGATGGCGCTCAACCAGATGATCGACTCATGGAACACTGAGCGATTGTCGGTCTTCAATACTATTGACCAGACATTCACTTGGCCTGCGGGCGAGATTCAACGTCACCTTGGCCCTACAGGCGCTGCTGCTGGCGGGTTTGATGGCATTCGACCCATTTTGTTGGACGACGCCACTTACTATCGTGACCCAGGCACCAACGTGTCTTTCGGTATCAAGTTCATCAACCAGCAACAATACGACGGTATTGCTGTTAAAACGGTTACTTCCACTTATCCGCAAGTCATGTGGATCAACATGGAATACCCCAATATTCAGATGACGGTCTATCCCAAGCCGACACGCGACTTGGAATGGCACTTTATCAGTGTGCAAGAGCTGGATCAGCCTGCCGATTTGGCAACAGACATTTTGTTTCCACCAGGTTACTTGCGGGCGTTTGTCTACAATCTGGCAATGGAATTTGCCCCTGAGTTTGGCGTTGAGCCAAGTCCGCAAGTGCAACGCATTGCCATGACCAGCAAGCGCAATCTGAAGCGCATTAACAATCCTGATGACGTAATGTCTATGCCCTACGCTATCGTGGCCACACGCCAGCGGTTTAACATCTACGCTGGGAACTACTGATGAAAACGCCGATTCTAGGGTCGGCCTATGTTGCTCGCAGTATCAACGCTGCGGACAACCGCATGGTCAACTTGTTCCCAGAAGTTATCCCCGAAGGCGGCAAAGAGGCAGGGTTTCTTAACCGAGCACCTGGCCTTAACTTCCTGCAAACTGTAGGCACAGGCCCGATCCGCGCATTGTGGGCGCACCAAACCAATGGCAGCGACTTCTACGTTGTGTCTGGGGTTGAAGTCTACAAGTTAACCAGCTTAACGGCCACGCCGCAGTTGCTTGGCACTGTGTCCGGCACTGGCCCCGTATCTATTGCTGACAACGGAACGCAAATTTTCTTTGCTTGCAATCCTGCGGGTTACATCTACAACGAAACCACCGGTGTGTTTGCTCAGATCACAGACCCCGACTTTGCCGGTGCGGTGACGGTTGCGTACCTTGACGGGTACTTTGTCTTCAACCAGCCCAACAGCCAGATCATCTGGGTGTCGCAATTGCTGGACGGCACTTCGGTCGATCCGCTGGACTTTGCAAGCGCCGAAGGCTCGCCCGACGGCGTGGTGGGTCTAATCTCCGATCACCGCGAACTGTGGGTGTTTGGTACCAATTCGGTCGAAGTCTGGTATGACTCCGGCGCGGCTGACTTCCCCCTGACCCGCATCCAAGGCGCTTTTAACGAAATTGGCTGTGTGTCGGCGTACACCATTGCCAAGATGGACAACGGCCTGTTCTGGCTGGGCACAGATGCCCGTGGCCAAGGTATCGTCTACAGGGCCAACGGCTATACCGGTGTTCGTATTTCCACCCATGCGGTTGAGTACGCCATCGCCCAATACGGCAACATTTCAGACGCTATCGCCTACACCTAC